ATGATTTTAGAGCAGAAACAGTTAACTATTCTAATGCTTTCGTTGTTGATGCAAGTGCTGACGTAGCTTATTCTATGGTTCCTTTTGGTATAGGAACAACTACTCCTGCAAAAGAACTTCATGTTTACTATACTTTAGATTTAGATATACAAGATAGTGATGGCAATGATGTTAGTGGTGCTAACGTACAAATAATTGATAATGAAGGTACTGAAATATTTAATGGTGAATGGAGTACTGAGCTTAACTTAAAAGTTTACAAACAATACAAACAGGCTGAGACTCCTTATATTTTCGACTTTTATGTTACTAAAGAAGGTTATGCTACTTACAAGTTACTTAATCAAGATATTACTGAAGCAACTAATTGGGTTATTAGAATGGCACCCTTATCAGAAACAAAGATTTATGATAGTACAATCTATGATAGTACGATTTATTAAATACAGTTAAAAAGATTAAAAATAAAAAAATAATACAGAGGAACAAAACAATGGAATCAAAAAGCACTTTTTCGTTCATAACGAACAACTTTGAATATGCCGAGTTAGGCATGAAAGGTGGAAAAGAATACCATATCAAAGGTTATATTTCTACAGACGAGATTGACAGGTCAAACGATATAGTCACAAAAGACTGTATGACTGACATGGTAAATCAAATCAAAGCAGGAAACGTCAAGTTAGACGTTGAACACAGCACTTTCACAGGAGAAAATGATATACCTGTTGGAAGAATAATTGATGCAGGCGTAGACCAAAAAGGTTTATGGGTAGAAGCAGTCTTAAACAAGTCACATGGCAAGTTTGAAACTGTCTGGAAAAGCATTAAAGATGGGTTCTTAGACGCATTTAGTATTGCTTACAAAGTAAAAGCATCTATTAAGGATGTTGTAGATGGAATCCAAGTCACATTACTTAAAACACTTGAATTATTAAACGTAGCTATTACTGGCAACCCTGTCAATAAAGGCGCTAAGATGACTGAGAGTTTTTACAAAAGTATGAATAATATATTGGTAAAAGATACGGAGGACAATACAATGTCAGAAGAAACTAAAGTAGAAGAAGTACCAGCACCAGTTGTTGAAGAAGTTAAAGTAGAACCAGTGGTTGAAGAACCAAAGGTGGAAGAAGTAAAGGTAGAAGAACCTGCTGCACCTATCGCAGAGGTAGAAGCACCAATTGCGCCAGTTGCTGAAGCACCAGTAGCAGAACCAGTTGTGGAAGTACCACAAGTTAACCCTCTTGACCAAATAAAGAGTTTACAAGACCAAATTAATGCAGCGAACAAAGTAATTGCAGAGATGAAAGCAGACCTTAAAAAGCCTGTTCTAAAAGGAATTGCAAGCACAGGACTTGGCGAGATGAAAAAAATAGAAGTGGAAGTTAAATCACCACTACAACACATATAAAAAATAGACGAGGAAAAATAAATGACATCAACACAAAATGTAGGAGCAGGATTCGATTCTGCAACAGCTTATGCACAATCATTCGGTAGTATACCAAATGGAACAGTTTATCAAGATAGCGCTTCCCTAAAAGGTATTGGTAGCGTAGATTTACGAAAAACAGTAAGTAAAGCTTTTGACGTAGGATTAAAAGCTCACGGAGTAACATCAGGTGGAGCAGGTACAGCAGGTTATGCTATGGTTCCAATTTATGTAGACCCTAGAGTAATTGATACCACAAGAAAATACACACCAATCGTAGAATTAATTCCACGAGTAACTAATCAAGGTATGTACGCAGACTATAACACAATCACCGCAAAAGGTGGAGCATTCACCGCAAACGAAGACGCACCATTAAGCGAAACTAACACTACATATAATAGAAACAGCACAGCAATCAAATTCTTATACGCTGTAGGCCGAGTAACTGGTCCATCAATTGCTGCACAACCATCATATGTACTTGCTGGTATGCAACCTGGCGCAGGCTCAACTGGTCCTTTCGCAGACGCAGGAGCACCAAACGCTAAACAACAAGAAGTCTTAGTTAAAACTAGAGAAATGAGAGAACTTCAAGAAAATCTTATTATTAACGGGGACGCATCAACATATGCAACTCAATACTCTGGTATCGTAACTTTAATGAGTACAACCAACGCTGTCGCTAAAGGAACTACGGCAATGTCACTTGATGACATGCACACCGCAATCCAATACGCATTCGATGACGGTGGAAGACCAAACTTAGCAGTTTGCGCAAGTTCAGTATATACTGACATACTCAAACTATTAACTCAAAAAATTGGTTACATGAAAGCAGAAGCAGAAGTTTTCTGGGGATTTACCACAATAGTATTCCACAGTATGGTAGGGTCAATACCTATTATTCCAAGCATGTATTTAAGCAACACCACAGCTGAGAAAGCAATTTACTTCCTTGACATGACTGTTGTTGAAATGAGAGTACTTCAAGACATGATGTACTTCGAGCTTGCAAAAACAAACGATAGTGAGAAATTCGCATTAAAAATATACGAAGCACTCATCATCAAAAATACTAGTTTCTGTTCTTCAATAACAGGAATTAGTGCTTAAGTAACAACAATAATCTTTTTTTCTTTTTTTTTAAGATTATACAAGGAGGATATTCATAATGGTATTAGTAAATACAAATGTTAGTGTCGTTGAAATAAAACCTAATGGTAGTATACCAAATAATGGTTGGAAATTAGGTAAAATAACTTCAGCAGCAAAAGCAACAGCAAATGATACACTAACTATTAAAAATGTTCGTGAAATCGGTATGGCAGTCTTAGCAGACGAAGCAACAGGAGTAATTGATGTAGTTACTATATCAGGTGTTGTAATAACGATGACAGGTTCAGATACTGGAGACACAACAGGTTTCTTAGTATATAGATAATGAGAGGAAATCAATATGACAAACGTAAACGTAACAGCAATTGAACTCGCACCACTTGGTGGTACAACTAATGCTGGTTGGAGATTAGGGTTCATTGACTCAGAAAATAAAGCTGCACAAAACGATACTTTCACTGTTGTAAACGCATCAGCAGTATTAAGTGCAGTAATAATAGATGATAGTGCAGGAACAGTAGATGCTTGCACTTTAGCAACAAATGTAATCACGATGACAGGAGCAGCAGTATTAAAAGCTTCTGGATTAATTGTTTACAAGGAGTAGAGGTAAAATAAGATGACAGCAACAAGCGTATTAAAAAATTGGGAAGCAGTTCCTAACGCAGGATTAAAAACTATGCTATTCATATTACCTGATACTACAGACGCAGGAGATACTATTGAAATAACATTAGCAGATTATGGTATAAATGATACAGGACTTTTAGCAATTGAAAGTTGGGTACATACCGCAAATGGTAGTATTATAACAACGGAACTTAATACTTGCGCAGTATCAAGTGGAGTCTTAACTGTAACAATAGTTGCAGGAACAGACAATGATTTGAGAGTAATTCAAGTAATTGGAAGAGCAGACAAAGGAGTGTGGGTTTAAATGACGGCAACAACAATATTAAGAGCTTTTGAACAAACACCTAACAACAGTTTGAAAACCGTATTATTAACTACGGCAAACACAGCAGATGCAGGTAACACTGTAGAAATTACATTAGCAGATTATGGTATTGGAGCAACTGGATTACTTTCTGTTGAGAGTTGGAAACATACAACTGATGGTAGTGTAATTGTAACTGAATTAAATACAAGCGCAGTAAGTGCAGGAGTATTAACAGTAACCATAGCAGCAGGGTCTGATAACGATATGAGAGTAATTCAAATCGTTGGACGAGCCGATACAGGGGTGTTTGTATAATGACAGCAACTAGTATATTACAAGATTGGGATGTAGTTCCAAATTCAGAGATTAAAAGAGTTTATTTTTTAACTCCTAACACTACTGATGAGGACGACACTTTTACTGTAACATTAGCTAATTATGGTATTTCAAAAACTGGATTACTAACTATTCGTAGTTGGGTTCATAATACTTCTGGAAGCATTATCAAAACTGATATTGCAACTTGCAGTGTAACAGCTGGGGTAGTAACTGTAACCGTTCAAAGCGCAACTGATAATGATTCTAGACTTGTAGAGTTACAAGGAAGAGCAGACCCAGGAGACTTTGCATAAACATATTTTTTTTATTTTATTATTTTTATTAAACTAATTGGAGGAAACTAAAAATGCCAGGACACGAAGACTCAAAAGGTCATATTGAATTCAACAATAAAAAACAAGCTTTTATAGTTATGGATGAAGAAGTAAAGGCTATACCAATCGAAAAAAAAGATATCTTTGACTTAGATAATGATGGCGATGTTGATGAAGACGACAGAAAAATTGCTGCTAAATTACTAGGTTCAAAAAAAGGAAAACGGAGAATTAAAAAATGACAATAGAATCACATGTAATAAGTCTTACTAGTGATGCAAGTGGAGATGCCACAGGTACAGTTAATGTAAGTGGTAAAATAGTTCAAGTCGTTAATATTCCTAGTGCTACAGCAGCACCAAGTGCATCATACGATATTGCTTTAACCGATGGTTTTGATAGTGCAATATATACGGACACTGCAGTATTAGCAACAGGTAATAGCACTTTCTTTCCAGGACTTACTAGTTTAGGAACAAAAACAGATTTTCCATTTTGTGTAGTAGGTACTCTTACAGCTACTGGTGCAAACATGGGAGCATCAAAATCAGCACAAGTAGTAATTTTTGTTGAAGGTAATTAAAAAATGTATGTAACAACAACTGAAGCATATGCAACGGCAGGTATTAGCACAACTGAAATAAGTGCTGCTGATATGACAATTCTTATTCAAGGAGCCGAAGCAGAAGTAGATAGAATAACTAATACTACTTATTGGAAAAATGAAGATAGTGGTACTGCTGATGCAGGAGCTGCAGATAATGCTTTAGAAGATGCTACTAAAACTTTTGTTGTTAACGCTTACGCAGACATGTATGTTTGGATTACTGGTGGAACAGGTAGTGGCCAAATAAGAAAAGCGTCTAGTAACACAGCAACTATTATTACTGTTTCAGAAGATTGGACAACTAATCCTGACGCAACATCAACTTATGAAGTTCATTATACAGGACAAGACCCTTATATTAGTGAAGAATTAAGAGATGGTGATGACACGGATACCCTATTTATCGATAAATACCCCCTTATTTTGCTAGAATCGGTGTCCATTGATTCGACCTCCCTCACAACAACTTCTATATACCAATATAAAACCACAGGAAAATTGAAGTTATCTTCTACGTCTGAAGCAAGTAACTGGACATCGGCTTCTAGCCAGCTTAATGATCTTGCTTATTATTACGGAGTTAAACTTCCAGCAATGGTTAAAAGGTTTGTACTAGTATCAAGCTCTCTTAAAGCATTGATGGCTCAAGCAGGAGGAACTTTTAATGTTCCAAGTACTTATAGTCTACCTGAAGGAAGTCTTACGATAGGACAAGCTTATATTAATATTAGAGGAGCATGGGATATGCTTAACAAAGAAAGAATAGAACTAGAAAAAATATTAGTTAAATACACATCATTCGCATAAAATGACACTAAACTTAGCAGGTGGAGTAACTGCATTTGAATTAATGATTGACAATTTTGCCAAGACAGTTAGTAAACAAACAGTTACCCAAACCGAAAACAATGTTACAGGAGCAGAAGAACTAGCTTATGCAAGCGCAGCAAACATTACAGGAGCTTTTTATCGACGAGGAGAAAACTGGTCTTTTGAAAAGAAAGGAATGTTTGAGAAAGCTGATGCTATAATGTTAGTAAAAAGTGCTGTAACAATCGCTAAAAATGATAAATTAGTATTCGATGGAGCAACATATATTGTTGATACAGTCGTACAAAGAAGTGAAGGCGGAAGCAACTTTTATAAAACAGTTAGTTGTTTCCTAACATAAAAACCTTACTCACAGGTGAAGTGAGAAAAAACCTACGAGGTACCCATACATGACAGTTACAAACTTATTAGATTTGACAAAAATCAAGAATGAATTAATCAATTTCTTACGTGTTAATATAACTGACCCTAGTAGCAGAGGTACTTCTCATACACAATTATTAGATGGAGATGGTGTAAATGCAAGCTTCAATATTTCTTCGACTACTGCTAAAAGTATTACGACAGTTGAATATCCTCTTGCTACGTTTCTTACTTTTGGTACTGATTATACTTATGACCTTGATTACGATAATGTAGGCACAAAAGTTATAAGAGTAACATTTACTAGTATTCCAGCGAGTGGAACTGGTAACATAAGAGTTATTTACAAAGATGGTGAGACATGGATTTATCCTGATTATCCGCAACCACAAAAGCTTTTAAGTGATTTTCCTAGAATAGCAGTTGATGTTATTAATGGTAATACACAAGAACAAAGTCTTGATGGTGCACACAAAAACACTATATTAACATTTAGTATTACTCTATATGATAGTGATTCTGGAAGATTAGATAATCGGATAGATGAATTAAGAGAAGCTTTATTAAATTATCAAAAGAGTTTTTATTACACTAAATATTTATCTCCAAGTAACATTAGCCCTGTAATTTCTGTTCAAGGAACTAATAACAAAATATTGCAGCGAACAATAGACTTTGATAGTCTTTGGAACTTCGAGGTGATTAGTTAATGGTAACTGAATTACAACTTAAAAATTTTAAATATATGATTAGTAGAGGTTTACAAACAGCACTTAGGAATAGGTGTCCAGTAGATACTGGTGGACTTAAAATTAGTATTGATGTAACATTAGAAGGAGATAATATTATTATTGAAATGGTTGATTATGGTTTGTACGTAGAGTACGGTACTCCTCCACATATCATAAGACCAAAGAATGCTAAGGCCTTACATTGGAAGAGTGGTGGTAAAGACGTATTTGCAAAGGTAGTTCACCATCCAGGAACAAGACCAAACCCATTCATAAGAACAACATTTAAACAAGATTTATTCAACATTATAGCAGACAACGTTTACTTATTAGGCGATGCTCAAATAGAAGTAGAGGTATAAACAATGAGTCAAGGACAACAATTTTTAAAAATAATGTATGGAGCACAAACAAGTGCATACGCAACAGCGGCAACTCCTAATTTAGTATTACCTAGAGTTCAAAGTTTCACTCCAACAAATAGTAATGGAATGATTTATGACAGAGGTTTAGGAGAAGGAATTAATCCAGTAGCAACTTATCTTGGACCCTGGTCTAGTGGTGGAAACATAACATTTAGTGTAGCAGATTTTACTTTCCTTCAACATTGGATTGGAGATTTAGATGGTGCAGGTACAGCAGGCGACCATTATCAATTAACAGAAGCAACAAGTATTGCAGCAAGTGCTAGTGGTGCAGGTATAATGCAACCATTCACATTAGAAGCAAATAACGATTATGAAGCAGCTGATAGTGTAGACACTTATGTTGGATGTAATGGAACAGACTTTTCATTAACAGGAAGTATTGGTGGAAAATTAGAATGCTCAGCAAACTTTATTGCAAGACATAGTATTGCTGGAAGTAGTGGACAAAGTTATACTCCAAGTACTGAAGAAAGTTTTGTAATGATTAACGGAACATGGAAATGGGGTAGTACACCATCAGCATTAAGTGGAGTAAGAAAATTTAGTATTAATTATAATAATGGATTAGTAACTGACACAAGAAGTATTGATAGTCGATTCATGGGAATACCAGTTTATGGTCAAAGAGAATACAAGTTTAATGTTGACATCATAATGGCTAGTTCTTTAGCAACAACTGTTATTGCAAACTTTTATGGAGCAGCAGCAGGTAGTGCACCAAATGATGGTAGTTCAAGTATTAGTCCAACAGCTAATCTTGAGTTCAAAATAGAATTAGTTAATGGAAGTAAAAACGCTACTATATGGCTTGATAATTGTGCAATAGATGATATTGCAAAACCACAAAGTCTTGGTGGAGGATTAGTAATTTTAACTTTCAATGGTACTAGTCGTGGTGGAAGAGGTTCAGTTCCAATAGAATGGTGGACTGCATGAGATTATTCAAAAAGAAGATTAGTAATGATTATGTTGATTTAAGTATTGGTAGAGTTTATTTTAAAGAAATAACTAATGGAGATTTAAATAAGATAACTACTAGAGCAACAAGGTTTAGTAATGCTATTAATAATAATTTGTTCTATCAACTTTTTGAATATAAATTACTTAGTATTAAAAGAAGAAAAATTAATTCATTATCAGTAATTGATGGTAATAAAGTTAGAGAAAAACTTAAAGAAATTCTTTTAAGATATGGAATTATTAAAGAAGAACTCAAACTTGAAGAAACAAAAGAAGAACTTAGTACTTCTGAAAAAGCTTGGTCTGCAGCTAAAGAACAAAGCGCAAAGAAAATGTTAGAGGTGGGACCAAATGGTAATAGCAGGTAAAATAACTATTAATACTGGAAGAAGTGATGGTGAAGTTAGTGGCAGTGATAGCCAGGAACAAATTCTTGAACAATTAAAAAAGATGAATGAAGGTAACACTAAAAAAGCTAAACTTGAACAGTCTGGTCTTGGTGGTCTTGCTAACATTAGTAAATTAACTGCTGTTGTAACTGCTATTATGTCTGCTCTTGGTTTTGGTATTTTTCTTAGTAATAGGATTACTCAAGCTGGAAGTGAAGCTTCTGGTATTCCTGAAGATGTAATTAAAGATATAGGCGAATTAATTCCTGGTGGAAGATTTAGTGTAGGTCTTGGAGCTCTTGCAGTTGGTAAAGTAAATAAAGCTTTTAGAAAAATGGGAACAAGCTATACGTGATAATGCAAACTTTCTGAAGAAGAAAAAATCAAAGACTAAGAGCACTTAGTGTACTTAAAAAGCAGCAGGTTAGGAGAGATTAATCTTAAGAATGAAGAACAAATTAGTATTAAGATTTCTGAAGAATTAAATATAAGAGAAGTTATTGTTGATGCTCTAAAAAAGAAAGCTAGTGCTTTAGGTGTTGGACAAAACATTCAAGTAAGTGATACTCATATAGCACAAGGATTTAGCGATGCTAATGGTATTGGATTCAATCTTCTTAATATAGAAACACAAAAAGAAGTATCTCAATATGAACAATTTGCTATTCTTCAAAGTGGCGAATTATATCAATCAAGAGATACATCTGCTTTCATGGGTGACAAACAATGAGTAAACCAACAATAAGTGCTTTAACAAGCCCTGAAGATTTAGGAAAAGTTTATAGTGAACAAAATCAAATCAATGTTAAGTACTGGGACCTTAATGTTCCAGGTTCAGATACAACTGGTCGTATTAGTCTTAACTATGGTGGTAAAACTCGTATACTTATGATTCAAGGAGCTCATGATGGTGATAACTTTAGTGGTTCTAGTCAAGATGCTAAACTTAAAGACTTTGTTGATACAATGGAAGTATGGATTAATGCATCAATAAATTCAACAAGAGTTTTTACTAATAGTATAGGTTCAGTATATAATGTTGATTGTGTTGATTGGCAATGGACAAGGAGCATAACTGACCCTAATAGATTAATTTATAGTCTTATAAAGAAAGAGAAATAACGATGGTAGATGCAGAATATTTTTATAGTAATGTTTATCTTGACGATGTATTATTAACTGGTGTTCATAGTTGGAAAGCTGATAGGAGTGCGGTTGGTGATATTAATACAAGAAAAGCAATTGTTAATATAACTGAAGATTCTTATGATGAATTTTTACCTAGTGTTGGAAAAACAATTGTTATCAAAAGAGGAACAACAACTGGTGATGATATTGTAATGTTTCGTGGTAAGATAAATACTTTATTAGAAAATGATACTAATGGTTTAGTAACGCTTGATGTTCGTGACCCACTTTATTTTTATCAATTTGACATTTTTACTAAGAGTTATGATAATAATATTGATGTTGAAGCAGGTGTTATTAGTGCTATAGCAGAAGATGTTATTGAAGATGGTGGAGAAACAGCAAGTGTTGCAAGTAGTTCTGATTATCCTATTCGTGAAAGATATCCTGTAGTACAAAAATCTCGTTATGATGTTCTTAAAGAACTTGCTTCATATCTTAATTGGCAAGTTTATTATGACCCAATAAATGATACTATTAATTTTGAACCAAAAGGTTATGTACAATATACTAGTCAACTTGTCACTGGAACTAATATTGTTAATAAACCTGTTTGGAAAGAAGATTTATCTGGTATGTTTAATAGAGTTATTGTTAATGGAGCTTTTGAAGAAGAAAAAACAATTCATAATACATGGGTTCCTGATGGTGTCGAAACAACTTTTACTTTAACTTATGAACCTGGTGAAACAAAATTAGATATTGATGGTACTTTACAAGCTAGAGGTATTGCTAATAGTACTAGTTCATATGATTATACTGTTAATGCTGAACAAAAAAGTATTACTTTCCTTGTTCCACCTGCTGGTGGAGAAGTTATTACAGTTGAATATACTGCTCTTATTCCAATAAGTGTTGATGGTAAGTTACATGAGAGCACAGCTCTTTATCCTACTAAAACAATAGTTTTCACTTTTAAAGATTTAAAGAATGTTACTGATGCAGAAGTAAGACAAGATTATCTTGTTAATGCTCTTGGATGGCCTTTTAGAAGTACTAAATTACAAATACTTAATATTAATGACCTTAGTGTAAAACATCAAGT